CGCGGCGACCACAGGCGCAGCTGCTGCTGCATTGGCTGGCGGAAGTCAGTTTATTAACACACCCACAACACCTCCTGCAGAGCAACCAGCTATAACTCAACCAGCTCAACCAGAGCAACCAGACGCTCAACCAGCCGTTATTAATCCTATTCAAGATGCTAACTTTATAGCGTATATAAAAAATGCTGAAAATGCGGCGCTGGAGGGCCGGCGACCCAATGGTATGTGGAGAGACCATCCAAGCGGTGAAGGAGGAGCACCTACTTTTGGCTATGGTCATAAAATAAAGAAAGGCGAAGATTTTAGTCAACCTAAGTTTACTGACGCACAAGTAGAAGCTCTTCTTATGAAAGATTTAAAAGATGCAGACAATATAGTTAAAAAGAAATTAGGTATTGATGCATATAATAAATTATTAAAAGAATATCCTGCCGGTGTTCAAATGTTTATAGATCTTGCATTTAATATAGGCCCGGCGTTTGCAGTCAAAAATCATCCTGACTATCTTAACTACCCAAAATTTACGCAAGGTGTTCTTACTATGGATATGAACTTAATGCGAGCCGAGTATCATAGATATTATACACCTAAAGGTTCTAACCAGAAAGTACCGTTAGAGAGAAGAAATAGACTTTTTTATGATTACTTTTTAAAATGATTAAATAATTAGATAGATGCCAGCAAAACTTAAATTTAAACAATTTTTCGAACAAAAGAATTATTATAATGATACTCTCCATCCTAAGTTTTGGACTGATGATAATTTTAACGAAGAAATATTAAACTCTGTAATTGAAATCGTAGATGAGTTTATAAAGGATGATGATCATATCACTCCTGAAATGATCGAAGATATACAATTGACTGGTTCATTAGCTAATTTTAATTATTCTGATCATTCTGATCTCGATGTACATATATTATTAGATTTTGCTAATATAAATAAAGACGAGTCTATAGTAAAGAGAGCATTAGATGGTAAGAGATTTATATGGAACCTAAGACACAATATCGAATTTAACAATCATGAAATTGAATTATATTTTCAAGATATTCACGAACCTCATGTGGCTTCCGGTCTATTTAGTATACAAGATAATAGATGGATTAAAAAGCCTGTTCACGACCCCCCGGAAATAGATCAGCGTGATGTTGAAAAGAAGGCTGAGCAGTTTCGCGCAGAAGTAGAATTGATGAAGGAGGCTTTAAATGAAGTCGACGATACAGATGACCTTGCATTAATTAATAAACGAGCTAAAAAATTAAAAGATAAGTTAATGCGAATGCGTCAGGATGGTTTAGCTCGTAAGGGTGAATATTCTGTAGAGAATTTAGCCTTTAAAGAGTTACGTAACGATGAGACAATAGCTGAATTAAATGGCTTGATTATTCAATCATATGATCTTATGTTTGGTGAAGAAAAAATTGCAGAGAAGAAAAAGAAAAAAGATAAGAAAGGAGTAGATGAATGGATTTTAAGTTTAGTACATGCATTATTTTCAACTGATCCATCACATGACCCTAAACCACAAAGATACCCAGCAGGAATATGAAACCATTTAAACATTTTTTTGAAGCCGATAACGACAGAGATATTAATATTTTTGCTAAAGAGCCTCGGAAGCGAGCAGAACCACTCGGTCAGGTAACATCAGCTGGAAAACTAGATATAGAGAGATATATAGATAACCTTCATCAAGGTGGTAATGAATTAATTAATACGTTAGTAGCAGATTCAAACTTTATCACAAAGACTGGTATGCAAGAAACTAATGATTATTTGCGATCTTTTAGAGCAGTAATGGCTGATGCAAAATATAGAATCAATTGGACAAATTTTGCGAATCATGTTAATAATAGATTTGATAAGTATGATATTCAATCTGATATTTCGCCTACTAATGGTGATTGGAATATGTTAGAGAAATATTTACCTAGGATTGAAGAATTTGTTGAAAGTAATGCTGAGGATTGGTTTGAAGAAATATTTACAATTAGTCATAAGATAGCAGGAACTAGTGTCGGTGATGGTGAATTTTTATTAGGTATAATAGGTAACGCGAGAAAAGGATCGGATAAAGGAGATATTGATGTTGTTGAAGGCCAACCAGGAGGTACGATGATAGCTGGTAGGACAGTGTTAGAAGTTGGTACTGCTGGTAAAATAATAGGTGCTTCGAGTCGTGAAGCTGGCCGAAAAAATTATGGGAGGATTCTTCGAGATTTAATAATAAAAGACATTAAAAAATTTCAACAGATACAGGACAACACTTGGCCTCAACTAGATGAGCTGTTACTTTCTTATAAAGTTCTAGAAGCTGACACTCTTTTGACTCTTGTTAGAGATTTAATACTAGAGTACAGCGAAGAGGATCCAAATCCAAAGCAATTAGAGAAACAAAATTCAAAATTAACTCGAACTATAGGTGGATTGGTTTTATATGATTATATTGTAGGTCATAAAGATGATGTAATTATGTCTATAAATTATGGAACAAGCAGGTATAAGAGAGGATATGCAGAAGGAGGTATAGATTTATATGAAACTAGATATGCGTATCCAAAAAAAATGGGATTGAGAAGAACTATTGAATTGATGATAAATAAAAATTTTTATAATTTTATGTTAGACGGTGATGCGACTAGATTTAGATTAGGTACAAAAAACTAATGGTATTAGGATTATATGATACAACGATAATGGGATATAGGGTAAAGATTATGCCTTATGTTATTGGTATTTTTGATGATAATGATATGATTGAAGGAGATAGAATTCCAAATAAGATTGTACGGTATTTAATTGAAGAAGGTTTTTGTGATACATGGCTAAATGACAATGCTGGAATTAGAGTAAATATATACAGACAAGGAAATGCTAACTTATAAGAAATATTTTCCGCTATATGAAGCTGCTGGTCCAAATAAACATTTGACTCATTTAGAGGAGCTTATTCTTACTGATCAAAAAGACGGTGCTGTGAGAGCTATTAATTATCTTGAAGCACTTACAGAAATATTAGATAGTAATACACCACGCGCTGTTAACGCAACTGTAAAGTATGATGGCGCCCCGGCAGTAATACTAGGAGCAGATCCTAATGGTAAGTTTTTTGTTGGTAGTAAATCTGTTTTTAATAAAATACCTAAAATGAATTATTCAGTTAATGATATTAAAAGAAACCATGCAGCCGCTCCCGGGTTAGTTGATAAATTAGTTCAAACATTTCTGCATTTTAAGAATCTAAGGTTTGATTCTGCATATCAAGGTGATTTTTTATTTGATGATGAAATAAAAGAAGTTAATGATATTGATGGTGAAGAGCATGTAATATTTAAACCTAATACTATAGTGTATGCTGTTCCTACTGCTAGTGAAGAAGGTCAAAGAATATTAAATTCACAAATTGGTGTTGTATTTCATACAGAATATGACGCTACGTTAGATCAAGAAGGGTATGTTAGATTTTCAACTAAAAAGTTCGGAGTAGATGTTACAAATTTAAATCCTGGTCCTCGAGTGTATGTTAAGGATGCTTATTTTGAAAACGATGCAGGGTATATTACTTTAACGGATGAAGAAACTAAAAATGTAAATTTTTTAATAGGTGTTGCTAGAGAAAATTTATTAAGTATGGATTTTAATAAATTAACTGATAAGTTATTAGCTAATTTAAACACTTATATTAATACTGAAATCAGAACTGGTGAGTTTTTGAGTGATACTGCTGCGTCCTTTGAGCGATTCGTACAATGGTTTACAGGTAGAATAGATAAAAAGATAGCAACTCTTAAGAGTTCAACAGGCCAAGAGAAAGCACTTAAAAATAAAGAACAATTATTATCATTAATACAAGATGCTAGTCAGGATATTTATACTGTGTTTGAATTTCAAAAAGCAGTAAAACAATGTAAAGATATTTTCATACAAAAGTATAATAATATGATGCGTGAAGTTGGGATGAAGAATTATTTGTTTAGTCCTAATGGTGATTTAGTAGTAACGGACCCAGAGGGATATGTTGCTATTGATGCAACAGGTAATGCTGTTAAGTTTGTAGATCGTTTAGAGTTTAGTAGAGCTAATTTTGCTATTGATAAAGATAGCAAGTTCAAAAAGAATTAGTGGTTTCTTAAATTATTTCTGTAAATAATTTAGCGAGAATGACTATTGTATTAAATCTTTTTGATAGTGCTTATAGTGCTGAATTTTTAAAATCTTGGATAACATTAACTACATATTTAAATAAAACTGGTGTACGTTATTATATCTCTCAATATGTCAGCTGTAATGCCTTTTATGCAAAACAAATGTGCTTAGGCGGTAACGTACTGTCTGGCCCTAAACAAATACCATATCAAAAAAAAATTAAATATGATATATTAGTTTTTTTAAGTAATAAAATCACATTCACACCAGCACAATTTATTAAATTATATAATAAATCTTCTGATTATAAATTTATATCTGGAAAAGTAGATGGTAGGTATAAACCGCTTATAGAAGATGATACTTTTATTAAAGCTGATTATTTGGATTTTGATTTTGTTTTTATACAAAATGGAGTTTTTGAGAAATTAGAATATCCTTGGTTTCGACCACATGTAAGTACGTCAGTGTCTGAACAACAGTTTGTTGATATTGATATTTGTCGTCGTATAAAAGAACAAAATATAGAGCTGTTAATAGATAAAACAATTGATTTACGAGGAGGTAATTTTAACTTTATAAAGATAGATGAATAAGACTATAATTGTATGCTGCCCGGGTGATTGTTTCTCTGGAAATTTTATTAAATGTTTAACTTATTTAATTAAACATTTAAATACTATAGGATTTAAAGTATATTTTTGTAGTGCTTATTCACGTAATATATACGAAGTGCGTAATAAATGTATGTTAGGATCTCCAGTTAAAGGCTCTAATCAACAACCATTTAACGGTATGGAGTATGATTATGTTTTATGGATTGATAATGATATGGTATTTTCTCCTTCTGATTTTGATTTGTTATATAAACACGAGGCTGATGTAATATCAGGATTGTATATTATGGCAAATGATAAAGAGTTTGCTGCTGTAGAATATTGGGATGAAGACTATTTTCAAAAACATGGATCATTTCAGTTTTTAGCTAGGACTGATATACGTACAAGATATATGCCATTTAAAGTAGAGTATGTTGGTTTTGGTTTTATTTTATTTAAATATGGAGTATTTGAACAATTACAATATCCGTGGTTTGAGCCTACGTATTTAAAAATTAAAG